GGCGTTCATTCCAAGCCCCGACATTGTCTTTCTTGGAACGTCTGGTATAACCTACCAGATAAAGGCCGCCTGGCTACCGTCCCTTTAGATAAAACCGATTGTAAAAGATATCACTATCGGTTAAACGGGGCCGTGGGTAAGAGAATAAACTCTTATCCCACGGATACCCGGTATAAAGGGACATAGGAACCAACGAACGCTTGAAGGGAATTGGCCGATAAAGATCCGAGTTGACTCGACGAGAGCGAAGTAGAGAAGGATTCCCATCTGGATAACGAGCGGCCAATTCTGACCACTTGCCAAACAGACGAGAATGAGCCTTAACTAAGGCCTCTGCTAGCTTCCGGTCCCAGTCAAGGAGCCCGGGATCAAACTCATCACGAGTAAGATCACGGAACTTCATCTCGTAGATCATCCCAAGACGACGCTCGAAAGCATCGTTAAGGGAGGCGAACATTAATGCTCGCTGACCGGCCCACAGGCGTTCCTGGAACTCCTGTTGATCAATCCAAGCGCCAACTTTGGCATCCTGTAAGGAAACCAGGTTTTGGTAAACCCAGAAGGACGGTGAGAACACCAACAAGGGTGCTGAGATCACACCCCAAAGGTCGGTCCCGAATAAGACAGATCTTTTCCAAAAGTTGGAAGAGATTTGTTTCTCGAGATCCCGCGCCGAAGGTGGCGGGGTATCAGATTGAAGAACCCCCAGTAGAAGACTACAGAGGGTTCCCAATTTATTCTTAATACGGGCGGGTGGAAACAGCTTGATCCAGACAGCCTTAAAATAAGGCCCACTGGCGCTGCTCCACAATCCCCCGTTAGGACCAAAGACCGATGAAAGGATCGGTCCAATCTGACGGTTTACCCACGTAAGTGGGCGAATCGTCCGAACGAACCGAACCAGATCTCGCACAACGCTAGTAGGAAAGACAAAATTACGTTGAATGGCATCTTTGAAAAGAGTTGCCATCATACGCGGATTGCGAACAGTTGCAAGAACTAAGCCTGGACCCAAAGGAGATAAATCTCCCAGGGTAGGATCAATCCATCTCTTGGCAAATTCACATGTTCCACCATTCATTTCAAATGATTTTGAAAGGTTGATGGTAACACCTAAACTTGTCATGAGATCCAAATAGGCACCCGCTACGGCCTTATCCGCAATGATGATATCATCACCGAGAAGAGCGTAGTGAGCAAACCATTCGGTCATACCTGTACGACGAGCAGCAATCTGCACCAACAAGTGGTGAGACACCGCTAGTATCGCCCAGGAGGACAAAGCCCCCATAGGCTGACCAACTGCGTAGAAGACAGGCTCCTTACCGAGATACCAAGGCCGCACTACAAGTAATGCCGCCCAATTCATAGCCCAAGAGACACCTAGTGCCTGGAGGACTTGAATCTGGAACGCAATAGGAAGTCGATCCGTCGCTGCTGAGAGATCATAGGAAAATACCGGAGATCCGGAAGCGCGTACATATGACATGAGGCGGTGGACTGGGGCCAACTGATCGAAGGTCCCATCCTGAGGTAGTTCGCGTAGAATGTCAAACAGAGCTTGATGGAGAGGGGCCAATAAGGTCTGACTCCACCAATCTGTAATGGCAACTACACGAACTTTACCTCGTGCCTCAAACAATTGTACGAGCTTTCCAAGACGACCAGGTATCTTCCCAGTCACCAGTAACAATGGAACTAAAGGAAGAGTCACCAGTACTGTGAATAAATTCCAAGTTAGTAGTACCCACGCCCGTTGGGCCCATGCAATAGCAATCCAGTGAAACCACACAAGTGGATCACGAAGGAAAGCAAGAGCATCGAGCCCCGCGGACCAGGTTGAACGCTTGAAGTTAGGACCAGCACTCTCCGAAAGGTATGTCCACGTGACCTTTGCGATAGCAAGGCCCCGGGGTAACAGACCTACGGCTTGACTCACTTCCCAAACGGCTAGTGTGACCGCCGCACCTGAGAAGGGACCAGTATTGGTTTCCATCTTTAGGTTCGGACGGCAGCCAATCACTCTGTAAACCGAAAGGATAGACAGAGTTACACGAATCACCTTAAACGCATAGGCATGATCCTCATCTCTCAGAGAAAGGAAGATCTTCCGAAGCGCCGCCGGTAGAATCGTGGGTAACCCGTATCGAGTCAGTCGGACACGTACAGTTCCAGGGAGCTCTACGTACGGCTGCTTTCCAACCCACAATACGATAATGCGACAGACTTGGGCGAGGTACTGAGTAAGCCAAAGGCTACCGTTCGCTCGCCAAAGTCTCAACACATGATCGTGGAGTGGGCGGAAACAAGTCCCCCAAAGCGTGCGCAAGCCTATTAGCCAGACTGGCAATATCATGAAGGCCATCAGCTCTCGCTGACGGATCCAACGTGTATTGCTCGTTGACCGCGAACGCGACGATTTGTTATTCATAATAATGATAAGTCGTTGTTGTAGTGGTCCGTCTGATCTTGTAGGTTCCTTTCTTAAGGGATTACCACTCGCCTAAAGGCATAAAGACCATCCGTGGTAAGCTTATTACCATAGCTGGATCACCAGGCCCCCTCTAGATAGGGGTGACCTGGTTGTCCGTTATCGAGGCGATATTACCATCCTCGGAAAACGGCTGATGTGGGGTTCCCAGCAGTTATAGCAGTCCAAACGTAAGGAGTCTGGGGCTACTAGTGAACTGGAGCCGAAAGG